GATGGCAGCATATAAGCGTATGGAGGAAGAGCAGCTTCTCCAGATAGACGATGAGGACATTGCAGCACTCAATGCAGCAGCCGTCATGGGAAAGCTTTTGCAGATTGCAAACGGCAGTGTCTACAGTGTGGACAATGTACCGGTGAAGATTCACGAGGCAAAACTTGAGGCGCTATCGGAGATCGTCGACACGACCGACAGCCCCGTGTTGGTCTTTTATAGCTACAAGCACGACCTCTCCGCTATCCAGGGAAAAATTCCGGAAGCGCGGACGCTGGAGACTGAGAAGGACATTGCCGATTGGAATGCCGGAAAGATAAAGGTGCTGCTTGCACATCCGGCGAGTGTCGGCTACGGCCTTAATCTTCAAGAGGGCGGGCACACAATCGTCTGGTACGGCCTCACATGGAGCCTTGAACTTTATCAGCAGGCGAATGCGAGACTGCATCGGCAGGGGCAGGAAAAGCCGGTAATCATACACCACCTCATTGCCACCGGCACAGTCGATGAGCAGGTGATGAGGGCTTTGCAGAGTAAGGACGTCACGCAAGCGTCCCTCATGAGGGCGCTGAAAGAGAGGAGAGAGCATGGAGGAGCTGAGACTCAAAATCGAGGATGATGAATGCAGCATGATTTTTGACCTGAACGAATTTCTGCCGTGTAAGGTGGCGCGCTTTAAACGATTCCTGAGGCTCATCGACAAGGCAGAGTTTCATAGCCGTCCGAGGCTTTTCGAGCAGCTGAGTGAGCATCTTACGCGCCGTGAGGCTGAATACGCGGAGCTCTGGAGGATTGCGAGCAAGCGCTGCATCGATTATCAGACCGAAGCAAACGAGGCGAAGCGGATGGCGGAGACAGGAAAACGCCCGTCCGGAGCTACACTTAGTCCGGAAGAGCTTAAAAGAGTGAAGGTCTCCGCAAAAGAGCTTTCAGCGAGCTACAAAGAGACGCTCCGGTGCGTGAAGCAGGCGAAGGCAAATAAAGAGCTTTGCGGGGACAATTTGGATTTGCTTCGAGAGGAGGGAAAGAGATGGATGTAAAAGCTTACTTGCAGCGACTCCAGCTATTGGACACCGTGATCAATCAAAAGCTTAGGGAACTGGAGTCGCTTAGAGCCTTGTCGACCTGTGTCGCGGGCTTCGATACCTCGAGAGAGCGGGTACAGTCGAGCGGCTCCGGAGAGGCGGCCTTTGTGACACCGGTTCTCCGGATAATCGCCCTTGAGCAGGAAATCAATGCGGAGATTGACACCTTCGTCGATGAGAAGCACAGCACCATTCGGCTGATCCAGAAGCTTGATAATCCGCTACAAATGGATGTATTATACAGGCGGTATGTCGAGTATCAGAGCTTCGAGCGGATAGCGGCAGAGATGAATATCGCGCCGCAGCACGCTTTTGTACTACACAGAAAGGGGCTTAAGGCACTTGAGCAATATGCAATTATGCAGTAAAAATGTATATAGTAAATGTTAGTAAAAACATAGTGAATGTTATATGTCAACTGTGTTATAGTGTAGGGCGAAGAAGGTGACGGAACTCCGTCGCCTTTTTTATTTCCCGGCGGGATTCTCCTAGCCTGGTCTCGGGATGGACAGGCGACCTCCTGCCCGCCGGGGATTTTTTTTTATTTCAGAGAAAGGAGCTTGCGATGGCAAAATTGACAGAACGACAGCGTAGATTCTGCGAGGAGTACCTGATTGACGGCAATGCTGCGCAGGCGGCTATCCGCGCAGGGTATTCGAAGCGGAGCGCTACGGTGGTAAGTACCACCCTCATGAAAAACCCTCGGGTGCAGGCGCACTTGAAAGCGCTATTGGATGAGCTGCATTCCGCAAAGGTTGCGGACGCGCAAGAGGTTTTAGAGTATCTCACCTCTATCATGCGCGGTGAGCAGAGAGAGCAGACGCTGCAGCTGATCGGCGACGGCATGCAGGATATTACGGCAATTGATGTAGCCGCGAAAGACCGGCTGAAAGCCGCCGAGCTTCTCGGCAAGCGGTACGGAATTTTCAAAGAGAATGTGGGCGTCACCATGGACGCCGTGGTTATCGTGGATGACCTGAAAGAGTAGGAGGCAACATGAATTCATATCAGGCAGGACAGAAACTCCTGTGCGGCGGATACACGGCCTATACGCCTGAGGGCAAGGCCTACTTCGTCCGCGCAGGGCGGTACCTTAAAGACCCGCTCCCTGGGGACGTCGTGTATTTTTTTAGCAGAGCAAAGGGGCGCGTCGCGCACGTCGGCATCGTGATTAAGGTCGAGCGGCTCGCTTTTAGCAAGATCCGGATCACGACCGTAGAGGGCAACACCGCCGCGGGAAAATACTTCTCGCGTGACGGCGGGTGCGTCGCGGTGAAAACCTATGTTTTCTCGCCCTCTGAGGTTGGCGGCGGCCATCTAATCGACGGTTTCGGCCGCCCGCGCTACGGAGCTGACACGTGCTCGGCCGAAGAGCTGATTGCGACAGCACTTGGAGAGGTGGGGTACGTCGAAAAGGCGAGCGCCGCTCAGCTGGAGAGCAAGACCGGCAACCCCGGCGACGAGAATTTTACGAAATACGGGGCGTGGTACGGCATGAACGGCGTTTACTGGTGTGCGGAGTTTACGTCGTGGTGCGCCTACACCGCTTGCGCGAAGCACAGAGAAAACGCACACACGGGCTGGCTGCAGAAAGGCAGCAGCTGGCAGTATATCGACGAGAACGGCACGATCGTTGCTGGAAAGTGGAAGTATATCGGAGGCCGGTGGTACGTCTTTGACAACGCTGGATTTCTCATCCGTGATACCTGGTTTCAGGATGCAGCAGGCTGGTACTACCTCGCCGGAGATGGCGGAATGCTTTCCGGACAGTGGCTTGAGTACCAGGGCGCGCAGTACTACCTCACGAAGACCGGTCTCATGGCGAAAGAGGCATACGTGCGCGGCACGCAGCCTTCCGTCGGCGGAGCGCCGTATTACTACTACGTAGGCGCAGACGGCCATTGGGACGCGACAAAAGACACAGAGAATCCGGACACCGGAGCGGACATCGCAGTATGACCGCTCTTTTTTATTGCATGAAAGGAGGCGGTGCCCCTGACGCGATTATCTTTGCAGGAGCTTGTGGGCACAGGCTACGCGGATTTTTGGAAGACAAAAAAGCGTTACCGTGTATGCAAAGGGTCCCGTGGATCCAAGAAAAGCAAGACGGCGGCGCTTAATCTAATTTTCCGGCTTTTCCAGTATCCGGAAAGCAACGCTCTTTGCGTGCGCCGGTACTCAAATACGTTGCGCGATTCGGTCTTCTCTGACCTCAAGTGGGCGATTCACCGCCTCGGAGTAGATGCGTATTTCGACTGCACGGTATCACCGATGCAGATTACACGCCGCTCCACGGGGCAGAAAATCCTTTTTCGCGGACTGGACGACGGCCTGAAAATCACATCGATTTCGGTCGACTACGGCACGCTTTGTTTTGTGTGGATTAACACTATCGGTTCACACGTTAATAAACTTCTCTAATTGCTGGAACACCCTAACGTAAAGGCGAGGGCAATCAGCAGCGAAGCTATTTGACAATCAGATATTCAGAAGGAAGGCGCGAAATGCAGGAGGTTTGGAGAGATATCGAGGGCTATGGCGGCTTTTACCAGATTAGTAACCTCGGGCGTGTAAAGAGCCGAGGTAAGCAGTGCGCAGTTTCTGAAAAGAGGGATATCATCCGCGCCACAAGCCTGACTCATGACGGCTACGTAAAAGTGAGACTTCTCCACCGAGGAATGGACAAGACTGCGCGAGTTCACCGCTTGGTGGCCGAGGCTTTCCTGCCGAACCCGGAGAACAAGCCCACGGTTAATCACATCGATGGGAACAAGCAAAACAATGCCGCCAATAATCTGGAGTGGGCTGACCGTACCGAACAAATGGCCCACGCATATGCCTTGGGCTTAAAGGCCCCTCTGTGCGGGAGCGCTCAGCCAAACGCCAAGCTTACGGATGAACAGGTTAGGGACATTCGTGACCTTTATGTACCGTACGACAAATGCCGCGGAACCGTGGCGCTATCCAAAAAGTACGGCGTCTCG